GACAGCAAAAACAAGCCTGTCTCAATAGATGCAATCGCCCTCTGGAATGCAACAGCAGCTACAGCCTTTTGGTAGGCTATCTTTGCAATCGCTTTCTTAAAGGCAATAACTGCTTTAATCATTGAAGTCAGCTCTCAGGTTAAAGTTTAGCACCTCAAATATCGTTTCTTTCTCGCCAGTGTCGTAGGTTATTTCAATCTCACCCTCATAAAACCCAGCCGCCAGCGTAGCTAAATCACTTGAGCCAAAAACAAAAATGGCAATACCGTTAGCAAAGTTTGTGCCTACATTTGTAGCTGTTAATGTAAACAGTGTAGTGGTGCTACCTTTAGCTCTAAACCGCATTTTGACAGTGCCGTTGGCAAAGCTAACAGCAGAGCCGCTGTCGTCGCGTGTAATGGTAGCTTTAATCTGCGGGGCTGTATCGCCCTGCACTAGGGGGTAAACTGTCATCATTATGCCTCTGGGGGTGTCGGGTAGACCACGTTGTCTATATTGGTTTCTGTAGCGTACTGGCTTGGTAGGTCGCGTAGTGCTTGCCTGTATTCAGCCCATTCTACCTTTTTTGCGTCTGATATTGTAGAGTCTGGAAGTTGCGTGTAGTCACTGCGGCTTATTAATAAGTTTCTTTGCTCTCGTACATCTCTTACAACAGTTTCTTCTGGCGGCTCAACTCCTATATATCCATAATGAACGCCATCTACATAAGATTCTCCATCATGGCAAAGCGCAGCACCCCCTACGTTAGTTGTAGTTATTCTTATTATCTTGCCGGTCTCAGTTTCATATATAGTATAAGTGTTCATTTTTTAAGCTCCAAAGTGCGAATTGCACTCGCAGTGACTATTGGCGCAAGGTTGCCAGTAAAAGAACCCGACTGTTCCGCGGTAAGTGAAATAGTATTAGAGCCAACTACAGGTGTAACGTTACGAAAATCAACGTGCTTTTCATTTGCATTGAAAGTGTATCTTTGGACTTCATTATTATTTAATTTGAGTTTCAGTAAAACACTGTTGTTTTGGTTGTATGAAATGGAAACACCAGCCGCCCACATAACCTCTGTTTCAGCGCCTGTGCTTGTCCAAGTTAGGCTTAGAATATTAGCTTCAGTAGTTCCTAGTTGGATACTTCCGACTTGTTGAGCGCTCGAAGGTATTGTTACAGCTTGGTCTTGTAGTTTTAAAGTTCCAACAGCAAGGTTATTTATTTTAGCTTCAGTGACCGCAAGGTCTTGTATCTTCACTGGGGTAACAGCATTAGATGCAAGTTTAGCGGCTGTAACGCCAAGCCCGCCAATAATCAAAGTTTTTACGCCGCCTATAGTTTGCGTGTCAATTGATGTTCCATCAATCTCGATTCTGTCAGCTTCAACTTTGCCTGTTTTTATTAAGCCGCCATCAATGGTTGTAATCTCGCTGCTGTCTGGGTCGGCTAATTCATTATTTAAATTAGTGAATGTTACTAATCCATCAAACTCAAAACTTTTAAATGGCGTAGAAAAAGTAATCGTTTGTGTGCCACCGAAGGATGCTTCTGTAACTATGAAAGATGTTGACCAGAAAGTTCCGTCAGCACCTGTTTGAGCTATAGGGTCATTCTGCCAGTTGCTAGTAAGACCGCCGAATGAACCAGTATCGAAATTGTAAGATGTTGCGCTAGGAGTGCTTGGCGCGTTGGCAGATGATAAAGTGTAATAGATATAGCCTTTATTATTTCTAGGCGACTCAATAGCTGCATCAGTTGTTGCGCTCTGGCCGGCAGTGTAAGCTGAGCTATTATTGCTGTAATCTACAGCCTTTACTCTGTGTACGTAGGTCTCTTCATTACCCAGCCCGTTACTTGTAAAAGAGCCAGCAACTCCCCTACCCCCGCCAACGCTTGCAATTTCTGCGAAGGTGCCTCCCGCTATTTTTCTTTGCACTAAAACATGGCTGAAATCTTTATCAACTGGATTAACCCAGTTTATAGTTATTGATTCTAAACCGCCTGTAGCCGTCAAACCAGTAGGAACAGCGGGCGCTGTTGTGTCGCCAGTAGCACTTTGGTTGACTGTAGCGTATGCGCTTTTCACGCCGATATTGTTAATTGCCCTGACTCTAATATAATAAAGCGCTCCGGCAATGGTAGGCGTAATCTCGAACCTATTAGCATTCACCGTAGCACCGCTGTAGCTAACGTTGTCGTTAGACCATTCAACCTCGTAACGCTCAACAAACACGTCCGCGCTTGCAGTCCAAGCTACAACTAAGGAACTGATAGCCGTTCCGTCATCGTTGATGGTGGTGGAGTTGGTAGCTGTTAGAGATGTAGGCGGCTGAGCTATAGAGCCGTCATATAGGCTTATTTCTCCCGCTGTTAAAAAATCTTCCTCATCGCTTGTATTCCAGTCATATAATGCCGATGCAGTTTCCATAGCGTCAACATTAACAATGATTTCCCCTGAGGCAGTAAAAGCCATTTGATAATCAATAACCTCGAATACCTTGTCCACATAACCCATTTTTTGGTTTGTAATCATGATGTTATCGCCCGCCTTAAACTGCAAAGCAGCAAGGTTACAAGGCACACTTATGGACGTTTGTTGTCTGGATTGTAGCAAAGCTATTCTTGCCAATCTCTGGGCATGCGTGTTTGTAGAAACAAAAGGCAAAACCAAATCAAGATAGATTGGGTCTCCATCTGAGGTGGCAAAGCTAGAGCTTATTTGTGCAGGAAAATCGGTAACAATATAGTTGTTCTCTCGGCTAATAAAAGTCCCCTTTACACCGTTATACAATTGCCGTCTGCTTTGCTTTGTTTTTATTTTTATATCGCCAACAACTACAGACTCGTCTATAGAAACAGTTGGTGTTTGATAATATGCGGGCTGTATAAAATATTTATCACTGGAATAAATTAACTGCCCACTCATGCACTTGAGCATATTGGTAATGTTTTGCTTGCGGCTTTTTGCTGTATCAACTACACCATTTAAGCTGTATCTTTTTTCGGTAGTGTTGTCACTTAAAGGAACGTTTTCATCGCATTTGGCTATAGCTATGGCTAAAGTTTCTGCGTCAATAGAGCTTGCTACTTCCCCTAAACCGTATTTATCTGAAAGCAAATAATCTCTAATGCAAAGCGCAGGATTGCTAGAAAAAGCAGTTTGATTAGTTATCGGATTGAATACTTTCTTACCTTGCATCAACACCGATACATTCGGAACTTGATTATTTTGCTCTGCATCAAATTTTAGACGTACATATATGTATGCAGTATCTCGCAAAATATTATCGGAATCCCACTTGCTAGTCCTAGAGACTAGGTTGCTGTCTGCTGTGGTTTGAGTTCCATCATGGAAATTTAACTCAACGTATTCAGCAAAGTTACCAATATAGCCAGTTCTTACAAAATTAACATTAAGCCCGCCGCCACCATTAACTGTTGCGGTAGCATTAGCTCCAGCAGCAAAAGTAAATCTATTTCCCGATACTGCGGTTATGGTGTGCGTACCATTTACATTTAAACCGCCGACATTTGCCGCACCCGATATTACAACTTGCTCTCCAACATTCTTAGTGCCGGTGTGAAGAACCTCCACTAGATTAGAACCGCTAACGGTATCAAAAGGATTGTTCAGAAAAAACTCTTCATCACCCCAGACACGCCTGTCACCAAAATAAACTTCATCATATTTTGTGATTGCATGGCCAGCGAAAGCGATTACTAAATGCAAAAATGCGTTGTCATCGCCATTAGAGTCGATAAATACAAGTGCGCCACCAACTCTAGTTTTACCATAAACCACTTTACGGCTTACGGCTGGTTCTCTTACAGTTACATTTTGACCACTCAGGCTTGCGCCGCTTGAATCTGGCTCCATACCCGTCATTGCTAAACGGCCAAGTCCAGCGCCTAACAAAAAACCACCAGCTATCAGCAGAGCGCTAGCACCAAAAACAAAGGCTGTTCCCGCTCCAACTATACCTAACATTAACGTAATCATTTAACTTCCTAGTAGTTTGGTGTAGACACGTTCAGCAAGGTCAAACTTGTTAAACAGTAAAAGGCTATCAAAAGGTATATGGGCTTTTGTATTAACGGTCAACAAAGAAACTCCGTTTTCCGTACAATATTCTTCAGCGAAAGTTAGTAGCTTCTGCCCTACTGCGCCAGCTCTTTTGTCAGGCTTAACAAATATTACATCATTAGTCGCAAAATAGTGGTCTTTGTAGTGCAGGCTTCTGTTGATAACCAAAACAAAATAACCAATAAGTTCGCCGTCTTTCCTAGCTGTAAAAATCCTTAGATACCCAGTAGAGTCAAGTCTTGCGTATTCTTCCCAATCTGGATTGAGTTTTATAGTTTCTTTATTAAGAGCGACTAACTCCCAGTGTTCCTCTAAAAGAGGCGCTATCTCAGCTTTAACTTTAGATAAGTTTTCGTGCGCTATTGCAATCATCTGTTCGTTACCACCGGTTCAGTTGTAACTCTAGTGCCAGCCGTTTCGGGTGTGGGCTTACCCCAAACTATTTCAGTATCTTGAATACTTGCAACATATTCAAAACCATCATCTGTAGGGTATTCTATCTTCTGGTCATTGTCTGTGTAACGCCTAACGTACTTTCTTTCAAAAGCGATTAACTTATTCTCAAGGGTAACGTTTATAGTAGATTTCACCCCAGAGTCAGTAATGGTCATAACGTCCATAAATCCAGAGAAAATATTGACTGGGTTTGTTATCACCTCGGCCTGCTCATTCATAGCGCCCAAGCGAATAGTCCCCTTTTTGCCCTGATAGTCTTCATCTCTGGCAACAGTAATTATAGATTGCTTAATACCGCTTAGGCTTATATTCGTACCATTAGCCTGTAAGTCAGTAGATTCTTTAATCTGCCCTATAGAAAGCAAATCGCCTAGACCCTGATAAACTTCAGTCTGAAACATACTTACGTTATCAACAACACATGTTCCACCGCTTTGGTGGCGTATCTCAATTCTTGATGTGTTAGAAGATGCCGTAAATTCTAAACTGTTACTTCCTGATGAAAAGAGTGTAGAAACAATGTTTGTGGTATTAACAACGTCAAACACAATCACTCTTGCGCTCAGGCTATTCTCAAAATTAATCTTGTATTTTTTTCCGCTAATTGTTTGGATTGATTGCCTTATAGCAGCGCG